TTACCATTGGTTTTTCTGCTTGCCTTTCAGCTTTCGTTGGAACTCTTCCTCTTAATATACCAATTACATTATCAACTTTCTCTGCTAATCCAGCAATAGATGCAACCATTCTATTCCCAAGTTCTTGTTGAATCGCTTGATTTGCTTGTACTAAACTCTTCATACCAGCATGAAAAGCAATTCTTACTCTTTCAGATTCAGTTGTATATACAGAAGACATTGCTTGAAATTGATTTGCAAATTCACCAGTTACTGCAGCATATGCTTGTCTTCCAATACCTCTTCTTCCTCTTCTTGCACCAAGTTCACCAACAACTACTTCTTCTCCAGCTCTTCCTCGTTCAAGAAGTTCTCCGCCTATTCTTCCGCCAGCCATTGGAATTAACATTCTTGTTATATATGATTGTACATATTCGGGGGTTCCACCCATTGCAGTCCCTAAATAGCTACTTAATTGTTGTATTTGATCTTTATTTATTGATTTTTCACCAGATGCAATTGCAAATATTTCTTGTGGAGAAAATCCTGCAGCCATTAATGCCGCAAATTGAGGAGTATTTTGTACTGCCCCAGCAAATCCACCTTGGAACCCTTGAACTGCTTGTACCCCTGCTGCTCCATGTAATCCTAAACGATCAGCATATTGTATAGCTTTTCTAGCTTCATCAGCAACAGCGCCTCTATCTTGATATCCGCTTATCGCAAGTTGTCTACCATATTGACTAAATGCTTGTATTTGTTCTAATTGTAAAGCTCTTGGAACTCCTTGGGCTTCAGAAGCATTGAGAGCATCTCTCATTACTTTTCCCATATCTCCATCAGGAATCCACATTTGCAAACCTCTAGTAGCTTGCATCATTTGTTGAGCTGATTCTCCATATACTACTGTATATTCAGCAAACTGTCTCATTGCTCTTGCAAGATCAGCTTGTGTTCCTCCGCCTGTTTGAGCAAAAAGATCTACCATTTGCTGGCGTCTTTGTATTCCTAATACATCTTGTCCAGCAATAGCACCCATTGCTGCAAATTGATCTTGGCCAATAGCTCTACCAGTTAATTGCATATAACCTAAACCAGTAGCACCCATTGCTCTAGCTCGTTCAACACCCATTCCTAATTGAAGTGCTCTTGGAACATCTTGTAATGCTCTATCTATTGAAGCTTGAAGTGCATAAACTGTTCCAGTTGTAAATACAGATAATGCTTGTCGAAGCATTGGAGATGGAACAAGTTTCTCATACATACTTGCAATATCTACACCTTGTTCTTTTGCTTCATCAATTTGTTGCTGGCGCATTCTTTCCCTACGAAATCCTTCGCCAATTGCAACTCCGCCCATAGCTAATTGAAGTACATTACCAGTCATTGCTCCACCAACAACTGCAGCTGCTCCAGCAGCTCCAAGCAATGTACTTATAAATCCTCTAGATCCTCCAGCTCTTTCAGCAGCTCTATTGAATTCTTTATAACTACCTGTAGCTTTCTCAATTTGCTCATTAAATTCTTCTAAGCTTCTAGCTCTTGATATTCTTTGAGCTGTTTGATAAACTTCCCAGTCTTCTTTGCCTCCGCCTTGACTTTTCAAATAATCTTGTAAACTTCTTGTTAAGTCTCTTTGAAGGTTTAATTCAACTTCTTTTGCCGCTCTTGCTGGTTCGCCCTCACTAGGTCTAATTTCCCCACTTCTTAATTGATATTGAAGTTGCTTCATATCTCTGAATTGGGTAGTTAGTTCTTGCATCGCATTAGAAATATCTGTTACTTGTTGTTGAGACATAGCATCGCTATGAGCCTGTTCTACACGCCTACCAGCCCCAACTCCAGATCTTCCTAATAATAAATCAATTACTTCCGATGCCATTTATTTATTTTCCTCTATGTGTTTCATGATCTTGTCTTGGGCTTCTTTAATCATGTCTTCTCGGCTTTTTTGTCTCTTAATAGATCTCACTTTAGCGTCTTCTAAGCGTTTATTCCAATCATTTTCAATTTCTTCTTTAGTTGCTTTATCTTTAGTATCTTCTTTATGTAAGCTATTAAAAATATGGGCATAAAGCAACATATACTGCATCTTTGTAAGATTTTGCACATCCCAGGGTAGCCCATATCTTTCCCAAATACCAAATTTTATTTCTTCCCAAGGTGTGCTAACGATTTTTTTAATACGTCGAAATCAACCTCGATATCTTGTTGAAATTTAGAAAATTCTTGATAAACTGGAAAAACTATTTCTTTGTATGCTTTACCAACTTGTTTCATTGTTTGTAACATATCCCAAAATCCACAATCAAGAACATGAGTTTTATTGTCGTCATCAGTTACTCTAATTTGATCAGTAACAATATCTAAAGTTGCAATCATTCTAACTGCAGTATTTACTAGAAAATTATTTACATTAGCACCAAGAATTTCATTTTCTCTTACTGTTATTTGAAGTTCTTCTTGAACAGTAGGAATATGAACATCAAATTCAAATGTGATCTTTCTATTTCTATCTTTATCATCATCGAAAGTAGTTGTGATCTTTGCTTTTTGATCTTTACCAATTTCAATTTTTGCTACTTTAATAGCTTCTTGTTCTTCTGTCAGTTTCTTTATTTCTGGCTTTTTATCCTCTGGCATTTCATTCACCTCCCATTATTCTTTACGTTGTAAAATTTCCGATATTTAAATCATTTGGAAGATTTGCTCTAAATACAGCATCTTCCATTTGTTCGGCGAAAATTTCTACAGTTTCCATAACTAATACATTCTCTGGATTAATTACCATGTTTCTTGAATTTACCTTACAGTCCTTTAATATATACAAATCACTTCGATTGCCAGTGAAAAGTTCAGCTATTCTAGCAGCTTCTTGCCCAAGTGTTTCAGGATATTGAACAATTGGGTTTGCCACTCTAATGTTAAATTTTATTAATGTAAATAAGTCTCCAATATTTCTATTACCTAAGAATATTTCTTTTAAAGTATCTATAATACCTTCACTATTATCTGATGTTATCTTATCCCATATTTGTTTACCAGTTCTAATAATCGTACCAATATCATCTAGCCATTGAAGCATTTGATTATTAGCTGTTGTATTTTCTTGATTTTTATTTGTTAAATTCTCAAGTGAATCTAAAAATTGTACTAATGCCCTTTGATCCCCAAAAATAGAATCCATTTCAATGAATCCCCTTTGAGCTGTCACGGCATATTGTGCAATACCTTGAGCATATTGTTGTATAGTATGTTGATATAAATTTTTAATAGGTTGTAAATTATAACTAGCATTTATAGTTAAATTTTGCAAATAACCAACTTCATGTCCATCTGGTATTTCAATTACACAATTCTGAGCTGTTATTACCTGCTTAATTAACATTAATATTCCCTACTTCCAAATAACATTGTTATATTTTGCATTACTATTATATTACCAATTGTTATTGATAATGTTCTAGCTGTTAAAGTACATTTATTAAATTTTGCAATTATATTATCATTTGGATCTAATATTTCAACATTAAAATATACTACAAATGTTGCTCTATCCCCAGTAACTCTCCCCAAAAAAAGAGCTTCATAAATATCATATGCTTGTTCAAGAATATCTGATACTGGATTAAGCTCTAATTCTCCACTATTATCTATAGCACCTTTGATTAGTTCCGTTAAATCTGCCCCGGGAACAAGGCTAGGAGTAAGTTTATCCCAAAGTAAATCACCTTCGAGCATTGCTCTAGCAGCAATTATTCTCCCAGTCTGTGTTCCCGGTAAAAATTCAGCGGGAATATTGGAACCAATCTGATTAACTTGTCGAACATTAAAATCTTCCTCAACAGTTAATTCTTGCAATGTGCCGACATCTGTCCCATCAAATAGGATTCTTGCGGTTAAAGCTGATAATGGATTTCCAATTATTCCCGGCATTCATTTTTCCTTTTTTTATTAAGTTGATGGCAATGCTTTTGTTAATTCAGCTGCTCTATTTGAATCAACTGCAATTTTCTTCTTTCTACCAAGCATTGTTATATCACTCATAATAATAACTCCACCCACATCAAGGGTAGCTCTTCTCGTGTTTAACGAAACATCCTCGAAGGTAAAGAGCGGAGCACCAGCAGCATTTTGTACTTGTACATCAAAGTACAAGTTTACAATCTTATCTCCCAAATCAATTCCACCGCCACCAGCAAGAATTGCTGCAATTAAATCTTCAGGTGTTACTGTTGCAGCTACTAATGAAGCTGTATCTGTGGGATTGGGTCCTTTACCAACGAATGGTGTTTTACCATCAAAATCCCCTTGCTTCATTGTATATAATAAATCTAAAACTAGATCAGTTTCCAATAAAGCACGTCTTGCGGTTAAATCATATTGGGATACTCCTGGAACATGAATAACATCAACGCCATTACCAATAGAACTCAATCTACGATAATTATTGTTTTCATTCCATGACAGTGATTGTAATTCGCCAACTTGTCTTCCAAAAAACATAAGCGTTGCTGTAATCGCTGTAAGCGGAGCACCAATTAAATTAGACATTTCTCTACCTCCTTTTCTTAAATTGTGTTAACAAATTCTGTAGTCACGAATATCCAGTTAATCGGACTGATCGGAGCAATTTGATAGTTTACATAGTAAACTTTTGGATTGTTCTGATCTTTTGTAACTCTGATATTTCTATAACCAAGAACGATTTCAGCTTCCTTTAATCTTCCAAGCACTGAAGCTGTAGTAGCTTGAATTTGACTCTCAACTCCAAAAACACCTTTCTTGCCAATATAAGTAGATTCAAGAATTGATCTTACATTAGAATTAACATAATCTCTAATTCTCAATACACTATATTCTTTAAAAGGATCTTCAGTCGTTTGAGATGGATCTTGAACAGTTGTAATACCTCTTACGATTCTTCGACCTTGAGGTACTTCTTCAATTGCAAGAATTCCATATTGTACTAATGTGTCTTTTTGAGACGCTGTATATTTTTCGGCAATACTTGTAGCCGTGATTGTCTGATAAGTTAATGGTGTTGCAACATCAACTCCAGCTGCTCTTCCAACAATCTTTGCAGCTGTATAAGCTCCAGATCTTCCATCAGTTCCAGGCGCAACTAATACCATTCTTTCAGAATTCATATTATATGCTCTGTATACTAACGAATCTGGTGTACTTATATCTCCAATTGGATCTTCAGCCGCCGCTCCAACAACCGCTGTTCTTTCTAATTTTTGATTAGAATATGTTTCAACGTGTGTTTGAAATAACGCGTGAACTGTTGCATCTGTACTTCCTGCAGGATGTAAAATATTTACAAATTCAGTTGCATACAGATCTAATGCATTTGACCAATCAGTAGCTGTTAATGGCGTACCATTATCTCCACCACTTAAATTAGTATATCCAATATTTTCAGGAATTCCGCCACTTACAATAGAGGTCATCGTAACAAGTGCAGATGGTTCAACCCCTTCTGTAATACCATTAAAATAATTAGCAATTGATATTGCATCTGCCAAATTATCTCCAACTTCCACAGTTGTTCTGTTTGTTAAACTATCATACAATTGTACAGTAACTTTTTTACCACTTACAGACCCATCTTCTACTTTTACTTTAATTTCATTTACATAATCACCATAATCTATTGAATCGACTTGAAGAACATCTGCACTAGCTCCATCTAC